AAGTAAAGAACCCTGGAAAAATAATATATAAGTTTTTGTTACCCCAAATCCCCAGCCCAAAAAACTTTACTAGGAATTTATACCTAAATATAAAATTTTACAACAAAAAAAGCCCCGAAACTCGGCGCTTACCCCAAATATTTACCCCAAAGCCCGGTTAGTTTAAAAACCGGATGCTAGTTCCTGGTATTTTTGTGCAGCTTTAGAAGCTTCGCCCATTTTTTCTACATCTGGACGTTGACGAGCGAGCTCACGCTCGGCTCCCTGGATAAAAGTATTGACTTCTAGGTCGTTTGCTCCTGCATCCACAAGTTCTTGTGCACTTGAAGCAATGGCCCCCAGGCCAATTGCCCGTTCCATCTTGCCTTTGGAATCCAGTGCCCCTGGAAATGTGTTCATGACTTATTTTTTTGTCATTTAATAGTTTATAGTCTATATGAGATAAGTTTTCACCGTTAAAATAAATATATTAAAGAAAATATTTTGATACCTGCTGATGAACTCTTATTACGGCCAGCCTCCTCAGCGAGAAGAGAATAATAATCTTGGAACAGCAATTGGAGCTCTAGGTGCAGGGGCATTACTTGGATTCGGTGGACGTGCGTTATATAAAAATATTGATGCTCGTCGGGCTAGGTCAAAAGCACAAGGCGGACCACGTGGTGGACAAGGCGGAGCTATTACGAGAGATAATCCAACGGCACAAGATTATGCTAGGCAACAGGCAAGTAACCAGCCGACTCAAGTAGTTGTAGAGGATTTAGGTCCAACTACTGGGTCTAGAGCAGTTTATGATCGTGTTACTAGAAAGTATCCTGATCCAGGTGTAGGCAAAGATGTTGAGTATCGCTTCCCTGGTGGTGGTACTGATCAGTCAATGCTTATTACTGATGAAGCTACCGGACAAATTTTTAGACGTGGCGGTGGCTTATCCGCATTAGAGAAACAAGCAGGTGCTTCTGAGCAACCTATAGTTAAAACTGCTGCTTATGAAGAAGGTTCAGCGGTTGATAAATTAATACAATCACTGCTTCCAGAAGTAAACAAAGAAGCTGGGCAGATGACAGCTACTGAATCGTCACGTCAGACACGGGCGTTGGATAAAGAAGATCAACGCTTGGCTCGCGGGATCTTAGATGATATGAAAGGCGAGTTTGACTGGACTATCGAACCAGTTGGATCAAGTCCACGCTTAGAGCAACCTACAACTTTGGTTCAAGTACAAGAAAGTAGGGAACCACAAGTTGCGGTTAACGCAATGGAAACGGTTAATACAGCGGATGATCAATCAGATGGTAGGTTCTTACGTAATCTTCAGCGAAATGAAGACGTAAATATGGCAGCAGTCAGTGAGGCTGTTGTTGATAATAAAGAGGCTGTTTTAGATTCACGTATTTCTGATGCACTTAGTTATCTCCGTGGAAAAGAAATTGACACTAACTTTGATTATTCAACTGAAGAAGCAATACAAGCTCGGCAAGTAGGCCAAAGGTTTGAAAGAGCACAAGCTCTTCAGTCATTAGGTAATCAAGTAATTGATGAAGTACAAGCCGAAGGAGTAATTGCTAAACCAGTGGAAGCAGCGCAAGATTTTCTTACAACAAGAAGGGAAAACCTGGCGGCCAAAGGAGGTATTGGTCCGGCACGTGTTGAACAGCAATTAGCAACAGATGTTGTAGGCAAGACAGGCTTTGGAGCAAGGGCAATGTCTGATGTAGCAACACCGTCTAATTTAAAAAAATATGAAAGTGTATCAAACCTAGGGCCAGATGCAGCAGTTAAAAAAGCAGCTAGTGGTACAAGCATCCGTGGACGTAGTAGAAGTGTTGATGAGCCAGATGCTATTAATCGCCAAAGATCAAGTACACCTGAATTCCAGGATGTAGCTGTTTCAGTGACGGGTGAACCATTTGAACAAGGTCTAGATACTCAATCAGTAGTTCGTTTTACTAATGAACCAACACAAGCAGTTAGAAGTCTTCCTGCAACCGGACAAAGAACTACAACAGGTGAGTTACGTCAGTTAACACCAGAACAAAAAGATATTATTTATGGAGCAGATACGGTACGTGGTGCATTGCCTCTTGGAGGACAAGAACGTGCTCCGCGTAGTCCTGTTCGTAGATTCCAGGAGACTTTAACAGAAGCACAAGAACAGCTAGTTGATACAGACGGAGGTGGTGTAGGAATTGGTGTCTATGGTTTAGAAACTGACTACACACCAGGAGCTGTTAGGTATGAGGGTAGCTATTCAGCTGCATCTGAACAACAACCTACTACCTATCGCGTAAGTCCTCGTAAAGCAGAAAATGCTCCTAATGCTTTTGCAGGTTTAAGTGACGAACAACTTGGACAAGTTTCTATGCTAGGAACAGAAGCTGAGGCGTATAATGCAGATAAGATGTTAGCTAAACGCCGCAGTTTTGATGTATCACAAGACATTCGCCGCATTCAAAACTCTGGGCGTCCAGACGCACAGAAACAAGTCAAGTCATATCTTGATGAACTGATGGCAAACGAAATCCCAGGGGTTGACTTCTCATGACAAAAGAAAAGAAAGATAAAAAGTGGATTCAAAAAGCCACCAAGAATGAAGGTACCTTTACTGCTAAAGCTAAACGCAAGGGGATTACGTCTGCACAACTGCAGGCTAACGTGGAAAAGAATCCCGATGATTACGACGAAAAAACAAAGAAGCAGGCACAGTTACGTGAAACTCTTGTAAAATTAAACAAAAATAAAAAAGATAAAAAATAATGCCAAGAGATGCTCGCCTGAATACACCAGAAGATTCAATTAAAAAAGTTGATTCTGTTTTTAGAAAAAACTCTAAGATTGACTATGCGGATTCGTTTAAAGCAAAAGCTACGCAGCCTCCTTTTGATGTCAATCATTTTGATGCTTCTGACCTAAGAAACAAATTACTAGCTAAAAAGCAAGTACAAAATCCTGGCCTTAATTTTGTTTCAGATGACCCACAGAACTTTGAATTATTTTCTGGTCTTGGCCGCTTTGATACTAACCGTGGTGATTTATATAATTTTGAACAAGGTGGACCTAATACGCGAGATCGTTTCACTCAATCACCCGAATACAATCCAATGTGGGGCGACTTATATCGAGTAAGTCCTACTATTAAACCAGGGGATCGAATTACTAATCCTTTTCCTCGGCTTAAGAATCCTGATCCCAAAGGTTATATTATGGCTTCTGCAGAACGTCAAGCTGAGAATGAATATGAAGAGAAGTATTCTGTTGCGCGTCTCTTGAGAGATCCCGATCCATCTTTGAGTGATGATGGAAATAAAGAAGAAATCATTGAAGATAAAACAGTTTAGACTTAGTAGATAAGAAAGAGCGTTATGGCGAAGGCAAAGCTAGCAGGTGCATTACTTAGTAAGTTAGGCGGTGTTTTTAAAAAGCCTATTGTAGGGGAAGCATTGACGAGTGGTGGACTAAATACAGGGTTAATGTTAATGAGTGGAGCCAACCCAGCTGAAGCTCTTTTGTATGGTGGTGCTGATGCCTTAGCTTCTGGTGCTTCTCTTGGTCTTCTTCGTAAGATCCGTGGTAGCCGTCCGGTTACAAAAGTACTTGGTGAATTAGGTACACAGACAATTAAGAGAGATGGCAAAAGTGTAACCACGCCTATGCGGTCTAAATTAGAGATGCCAGTCAACCTTGTTGCTTCTGTTGCATCTATGGCACCTGTTGGTATGTTACTGGGAGCAGAGCAAGGTGCTCAAGGTGCACAAACAAAACAGATCGATCAACAAACCGTACAACGTGCCGTAGTTAACGATGCACCTAACCAGCTAGCTGGTGCTTATATGCCTGATACTTTATTGCAAAACATTGGGTTACCTTCTAATAATGCCTTGATGGAACAGATTCAAAATGATCAAGGTCCAACTATCCAAATGGATGAACGGGCCATGGCCAGAATTATGGGGTTAGGTTAATGGGATTAGGTTCTTCTTATAAAACAGGTTGGACAAAAGCAGTCCAACAGATGGGCAACAAAGACTACGGTCATACTGTACTGCCTATAACTAAAGGTGCCAGGAATTTTTATAAAGGTTTAAAAAAAGAAGGTATTGGTTTAGATACTCCTGTACAACTTGCTGGTGCCATGGGTGCTCGTTTGTTAACTGACTTAGGTACAGACTCAACACGTCAGATGTATTGGCGATATAACCATCCAATGGCTATATCTGAAAAAATAGCAGAGCAAATTGTTGGCGAAGGTATTCAGTCGTATTCACCTACGCAACGTGCAGCAATTGGTTTAGCCTCAGTTGGCCTACCAGTGGGAGCATCCCTTGGTACTTTTGATGCAACTAATCTTTCAGAATATGGACGACCCAAAGGTTTTGCTCAGTCTTATGCTGAACAAGGTTCTGAGGATAGGCGTGAAACAGGACAGCTTGCACCGGAGTTAGTTGATCGTTTTGTACTTGGGCGTCAAGGCCGTCCTTTAAAATATGAAACGGCAAAACAAGATATTCCTAATTTAACAAAAGAACGTTATGCAAATTATATGAATTATTTGTATAACGATAAAGGCCCTCTTGGTATTGGTGTAGTAAAAGGCACAATGGAAAACCTTGAGGGCGTGCCTGAAGCACGTATTGTTGGTTTTCCAGTTGGTTTACAAGCGGCAGGTGCATTAGTTGGAGGGGCAGCAGCAACTCGTGGGGCTCTTGGTTTAACCACCGGAGAGGAAACGGTACCTGGAGGTATTGGACCAAAGCAAAGACGTACTAAGAAATCTGTTGACACATCTACTGATACCCCCGGTCCCTTCCCTAGGGATACAAGTGTTTACCGTAAAGGCGAAAGAGCGGTTAAAGTAAATAGTGGTTCAGCCGGACGTACTGGTACCAGGATTGATACACTTGGACCACGGGCTCGTACTGTTGCTGCATTAGGTGCAGCGGGCGCTTTAGGTGGAGCTTTGGCTGGTAAGTTTGTTAATACAATGATTGCTTCTGCAGGACAATCTGATTTACCAACTACACAAGAGTATGGTGTTACTGGTCCTATGGTTTAGTTGATATAGAATTTACTTATTGAAAGTAGTATTTTAGACATGGCTAGTGGAGAAAGGACTCGTATTGGAGAAGCCGGGGCACTAGTTCCATATAGTGCACGAACTGCAGCAGGCAGTGCAATGCGTGACCCAAGAGGAGCAGCTGGATATTATAAACAACAGCTTGGACAAGGAGCTTTGTTTCCAAGAGGGCAGATGATGGGAGGTCTTTTAAGTACTGGCTTAGCAGCCGCTCCACTTATTGGTCAGGTAGCACAAGACGTTGGTCAAGGTAGAACTTTAGATGCGGCAGTAACAGGCGGTGTAGGTGGTGGCCTTCTTGCCGCTACTGAACTAGGAGGACGAGCTGTTGGCGGTGTCAAAGGTGGCTTAATCCGTGGTGCTGGTGCAATTCTTGCACCTCTAATTGGCAATGCAGCAGGTAACTTTGCTGAAGGGATGAGAGCTGAAGACACTGGTGTAGCACCTGCAGGAGCAAGTAAAGTAGAAGAGAGAAAAGCAGGTCGTGCTCAAAGAAATCAAGATGCTCAAGATTTACTGACGCAACAAGTAAATGCTATGAATGCAAATTATGCAGGGCTCAAAGATTTCATGGCTGCTGCTAGTGATCAACAAATTACAAACATGCAACGTCAAATGCCTCTGATTCAGAAGTCACTTGATAATGCATTAGTTCGTCAACAAGCATTGGATGCTTCTCAAACTAGTAACTATGCAATGCTCGGTACAGTAGCAACTGCAGGTAAACTAGCAACAGGCGCACAAGCAGAAGCAGGCGCAACTATGCGTACCATGCTGTCAAACAATCCTTATGCAGGCAGCGTAATGCAAGCCCCTAACATTAGCTTTGGTTAATTATGTCGTACTTTAATACACAACAAATTCCTCTTGCTGGTAGAGCCGATATTTTTAAAGGTGGCGGAACTGATTTTCAGTCCTTACTGGATGCTTCTTCTTTTGATCTGGGTACTGCAATTGCATCTAATTCAGATCTTACTCAGACCACAGCTGCACCAGCTGATGGTCCTAGTGGAGCATTAACAGCAGCTGGTTCTGCTGAGCAACCTAAAAATAGCCTTGGTCTTGGGTTTGATTTAACTAATGATCAACAATTTCAACTTGCTTTACTTGACAGATTAAAAGGAGAACGCCCAACAGCAGCAGATGATGAACGTAAGTTTAGAATGATTCAAACCTTACAAGAAGAAGCTGCTAATAGAGCAAATAAAATGGGCAGACAAAATGCTCTTCTAGGTTTTGCATTAAAAGATCTTCCTAAGTACATGGCAGCTCCTGCAAGAGCAGCTGCAACTTACGATAACTTAAATGCACAAGCACCTTATTTTGGGGCACAAAATTCCAAAAGGTACTTTAGTTAATACTTATACCTTGTAAAATAGTTAAAACAGATAGAGAGAGCGTTGTGATTTTTGGTGGTAATTTTGGTTCAGGTGGTAATTTTGGGTCAGGTGCTTTTGACCTAGGTGCTTTTTCAAAAGGCTTAGCTCCTGGTGGAAATAGTGGTAGTGCTCCTGCTTTCCAAATAGGAGTTGATGCAGGGGGAGGTTTTGCTAAACCCAGCTCAGGTATAGCAGGTAAGTTTGGTGATTTACTTGGCGGTTTGTTTGGTGGTGGTCAAGGGGATAGCTCTTTTGGTCAAGCGTTGGCTTTAGGTGGTTTATCAGGTAATTTAGCTACGCAAGCAGCTAATATTCAAGGACAAGCAGCTGATGTTGCAGCACAAAATGCACGAAATAATATGCTTACCGATTTTAATTTAGAGCGTCTTGCATATGGAGACAAGCAAAAATTAGACACGAATCGTTTAGCAAGACAGAAAAATTTAATGGGAGTTGTACCAAATGTGATGGACAGAACTACAGGTTATACTGGTAATCCCAATGCTGGTGCTTTTGCAGCAGCACAATTAGCTGGCATGATTGGTTAATAGATACGTATAGTTTAGAATAACAATATTAGTTGGCACGTATTAAATAATGGTACTTGGAAAGCTCTTCAGTGGTTTAGGAGGTGCAGCATCAGGAGCAGCAGCTGGCTCTGCATTTGGTCCAATTGGCACTGGTATTGGTGCTCTTGTTGGTGGTTTGGGTAGCCTTGGAGGATCCTCTGGAGGAGGCGGCGGCGGTGGAATGTCTGCTTATCAACGTAAACCACAACCAACTTCTTTTGGAAGTGTAGATGATGCTGACGATTTTCTTTCTAAATATCAGGCAGGTGCTTTTGGTGGGATGCGTAGAGAGGATGCATTAGATGCAGCATATAATAATTTAAGTCCTTTTGATAGAAATAAATTACTAGCAGAGTCTGAAGCGGCTCAAGAAATTGTAGGTTTTCAGTACGATCCAAAGAAACGTGGTGAGTTAGCTTCTGTCTTTAGTAGAGCAGCTTTTGGAGGCGATGATGGCCCAGCAGGTTTTGCAGGACTAGTAGGTGAGCAAGCAGAGGCTTTAGGTGCTAACACACCTGAAGAGATTCAACGTTTAGCATTTAATGCTGCTGCAAGAACTCCTCAGGGAATGCGGATGTCACCAACTAAGTTCCAGTCTGTACTTGAAGCACAGTATGGCCAGTTAGGACGTGGCCCTAAAGGTGCCCTTACGGGCAAGTATTTGGTAGGAGATGCTGTTGAAGCTTTGTCTAAAAAACGCCTTGGCGGCGCAATAGGTTAAACCGGAGTTTTATTATGGCAAAAAAATCTTTAAGCGACATTGCATCACAGTATGGAGCCGGTACTAATTTCGGACATGCTGACTATGGCCAAGCTATTCAAGCAGGTTATACCGATCAAGAGATCACTGACTGGATGAATAATAATCCTGGTCGAGTATCGGCGGGTAACCAGGCAGGTGGTTCAGGAGGAGGTCTTTATGATGAGATCCAGGCAGGCAATGTAGACATGGGTAAAGCTCAAGGTGGCAACACTGGTGGCTTATCAGGTGCTGCATTAGAAGAGTCTATTGCGCAACGTAATCAAGGTTTTCAGTTAGATCAGATTGCAGCTGCTGGTAACGTACAAGCTAATATTCAACGTTTAATTAATAGTGCAAATATGTATGCTGCTGATAGCACAGCAAAGTGGCAAATGTATGGTGCTGATGCAGCAAAGGATGCAAGTATCTACTCTTCTGATGCACAGGAACGTACTGGTAAATATGTAGCTGATGTAGATCGAGCCAAAGCAAGGGAAGTAGAAACCATTCGAGGGGATTTTGGTTTGCAATTACAAAATATTGTTAATGCAGGAGCAAAAGAAGTTGAAGCTGTTAAAGGTGAATATCAATTAGCCAATACTGATTTAGGTGGACAGTACAGTTTAGAAAACACTCGTCTACAAGGAGCAACAGAACGTGATGTTGCTAGCCGTAGTAGAGACTCACAGATCTTTGGTTCGTTGATGTCTGGTTTTTGGTCTTAACTTAAAGCTTAGTTGATAGTATAATTAAAGAATAAATTGCACGTTTAAAATGACTTCTTCTGCCGGTGGAACTTACGACGCAGATGCTTCTGTTGATCTAAACACTTTCCAACAGCTTTTAGACAAGTTGGAAGGTTCTAAGAAGCGTCAGCAACGCCAAAAGTCTGTCGAAGGTCGTCGTGACATCTATAGCCAGGGCCTTGCTTCGATGATGAGCAACTTCTGATACAGTTTCTCTTATTTAAAGAAAGATCACAGGACAAGTAGGTATGACATCAAGTTCCGCAAAAACGACTATTGAAGATACCTACGCTGATGACGATTGGTTTGATATTGACCAATACAAAAAAGCAGCGCAAGTTGCTTATGATTTTTCTTTAGGTAAAATGGAGAAACAAGGTGAAGAAGAGCGAGAAACAATTGGAAAAGGTGGATCAGAGCAACGAGCTACCGATCGACAGAAGCAGCAGTTCTCCGAGAAAGACGAAGAGCGCGATTACAAGCAATCCCAAAAAGCATATCGATTCTGATATTAATATCAAGTCATTTGCAATTTGGCTTGATAATTTAGACAGTGCCTCCAGAGAATCTTTTACTGCATTTGCAGAAGATACTTTTTCGCCAATTCAAGTTTACATTTATGCCAAGTTCCTTGGTTACGACGGCAGTATTATTTGTGTAGATGATTGGGTGGCAGAGGTATATCCAAAGCCTGATCATTTAAAAGTGTTACTGTATGAAATTGAAGAGATGCAGGAAGACGTACGCAAGTTACGTTTAGATATTGAAAATTATGCCGTTAAGCGTGACGCTGGTGTAGCACGTATTGCACAGATGCAAAAAGAAATCCGTGGCACTATTGCACAAGTAGATGCCTTTGTTTCTTCTAAAGACAGAAAAGGTCTTCTCCTGGCGGGAGCAGACCGAGCTATACGTGAACTTAATTCTGTATTTAAAGACGATCCAATTGAAGGGCCTTTACAAGAAGCTGCAATGTCTGTCTGGGCTAGAATTCAATTTGAAGACTAATTGGTTACATGGAACCAGCCAATCAAAATCAACAAGCAAGTGTCTTTGATAAAAGAGATATTCAGTCTCTTCTTTTAGATATTGAAAAGAACCGCAAGATAACTGGGACACCTATGCAGCCACGTATGGAAGATGCGACTGATCCAGCTATCTTTCAAGACTTATTAAATAAAGTACAGAATAGGACCAATGGATAAACCAAAGGTACCGCCTGAACTTCTTGCTTATTATAAAAAGAAAGTAGCATCAACTCAAGGTCTTGAAGCTGAAGAACTAGCAAATAAAGGATTAAAAGCTTCTCGGGCTGCTAAGAAACATAAAGGCAAAAAGTAGAGTACCATTTAAGAAGTACTAGAAACATATTGTGCCTTCACATCTTCATCTTGCTTATAGGCGAAATGCAAAAGCTGCTGCTGCAAATCATCGTCTCCGCAAGACAGATCAAGATGATATTTTTGAAAGGGCAAGAGAAGACTTTGGTTTCTTCTGTGAGTATGTAGCAGATAAACCACCTGCCAGTCATCATAAAGAATGGCATAAGCAATTGGTCACAGGAGAAGACAGTTCTTGTTTGACTAGAATTGCAGGACCAAATATTGATTTGCTAGGACCACGGGGCTCAGCTAAATCTACGGTCTTAGGTCTTTATACTGCCTGGGCCATTGGTGTGCATACTACTGCCAAAATGCCCCTACAGATTCTTTACCTTAGTTACACGGTTGATATTGCACGTTCCAAGTCAGCCACAATTAAAAGAATTATTGAATCAAAGAAATATCAAAACGTTTTTCCTAAAGTTAAACTGCTAAAGAATGTAACCTCTAACGAGTACTGGTCGATTGACCATAAATTTGCTGGTATTGATACAACAGGTGAAGAACAATTTACTTTGTGTGCTGCTGGTCTTAAAGGTTCAGTGACTTCCAAGCGTTCTCATTTAGTTGTTATTGATGACCCTGTAAAATCTGCAGCTGATATCGGTAACCCAGACATCCGTAAGATGATGCAAGATAACTGGAATGCAGTTATTGCACCAACGATGTTTGAAGGAGCCAGGGCAATTTGTCTTGGTACTAGATTCCGACATGATGATATTCATGCAACAACATTCTCTTCACAAAATAATTGGATGCAGATTGTGTTATCTGCAATTTTAAATAATGAAGAAACAGGAGAAGAAGAGTCTTACTGGCCAGAGATGTGGTCATTGGACTATCTAAAAGAAAAGAAACGACAGGCACCAATTGCTTTTTCTTTTCAGTACATGAATCAAATCGTCAGGCAAAGCGAACTGTCTCTTGCGCCTGAACTTCTTATTAAAGCGGAGATTGCTACTGAATTTGATTGTCTTGGTATTGGTGTTGACCTATCAGCAGGCATTAAAGAAAAGAATGATTACACAGTTATGGTCTTGGGTGGACGCATTGGAGACAAGATACACATTATTGATTACCGTAGGATTCGTGTCATGGGCAACTTAGAAAAATTAGATGCTATGAAAGAGTTGCTAAACGATTGGTCAATCATTGGTAAACAAGCAGACGGCTTGTGGTTTCCTACTTATAACACATGTGATATTTGGTCAGAAGCAGTACAGTATCAGGCTTCCTTAGAAGCAGACTTTAAACGTGTCTGCTTAAACGAGGAGAATCTTTACAACCTTATCTGGCATCCTGTTAAAGGTTTCCGTGCAGATAAACTTGCTCGTTTTCGTGGGATTATGGGTATGTTTGAAGATCGCAAAATTGTCTTTAATCGATATAGAAATTTTACTAATATGTTTGAAGAGCTTACTAATTTTGGTACTAGTTCTCACGATGATTGTGTAGATGCATTAGTATGGTTAGTAACAGGCTTAATGAAACGCGGTAAACTACAGCTGGATTATTAATGGAACATTTAGTTGCAGTTGTTATTGCTGGTATTACAGGGATTGGCTGGGGCACAGGAAAAATCTTTGCACGTTTACGTACACTTGAAGATCGTATTGACCACTTCCCCGTGGAGTATGTGTTAAAGCAAGATTACATTAGAGAGATGGAAAAAATGAATAGGGAATTTGATAATATTAATGATAAGCTTGACAAATTAATTGAAAGAGTTTTAACGCGATGAGCTACTTCATTGAGCTAGAAGAAAACCTTGATGGCGACTTATTTTTTCAGATTCCAGAAGAAGTACTAGAAACATTTGACTGGCAAGAAGGTCAATTGTTGACTTGGGATCTTAAAGGTAATGGCATTATTGTTTCAGCTTTAGATGATACTTCAGGTTACGAACAAGTAGAATAACTTGTAGTGATTGTAGTTTTATGCGTACTTATATTCAACAACCAGGACAAGTAGGTGTCCAAGGTGGAACCATTGGTAATGCTGGTTACCTTGCTCAGATGCCACCAGCTCTTAATCCTGCCGCACTTAGAGGTGCACGGAAACAAGAAAATATACAAAGAAAATTAACTGACCCTAGAACTCCTGCTAATGAAAGAGAAGCTGGCAAGGGTTTTCTAGGACCACAGCTTCCGCCGATGGCAAGACTAGATGGACGCATGGGCATGAATGGGGGACAAAGGAATGATGTGTTCTTACGAGAACAAGAAGAACAACAGCTACGTGCAGCACTCCAAGAACAACAAGCACAATCTGAATTGAATGCTTCGATGTTTGGTGGTAGTCAATATGGTCAAGCTGATCAGTATCCAGCTACAGGTGCTGGCTTCCAAGCAAAATATGTGAGTTGACATGGCAGAAAACGATTCAAAATACACGAAACCAGATCTTCGTGAACGGATTAAAAACCGTGTCATGAAAGGGACTAAAGGCGGTAAAGCAGGTCAGTGGTCTGCGCGTAAAGCACAACTCGTAGCTTCCGAGTACAAGAAAGCTGGTGGCGGGTACAAAGGTGGAGAAGGTAAGAAGCAAAAATCTTTAAAGAAATGGGGTAAGGAAGATTGGCAAACTAAAGACCAATATGAAAAAGGCAAGAAAGCTGCTGCTGCAGCCAAAAAAGTTAAGGACAAAAGATCATGAAACAAGCCAAAAAAGATTTACAGAAGATCTCTAAGCAATTAAAAGGCAGTGTAAAAATGCATGCCAGCCAAGCCAAGAAGCTTGACAAGTTAGCTGGCAAGTATATGGAGAAAAGTTAATGGCTGATAAAGCAATTCAATCTGACGGTACGACCAAACGTTACCTCCCCAAGAAAGCATGGGCTTCTCTTTCCAAAGAAGAAAGGGAAGATACTGATCGTAAGAAACGAGAAGGATCTCGTAAAGGCAAACAATTTGTCAAGAATACTGAGAAAGCAAAAAAAGCAGGCAGAGCTGCTAGACTATATAAATCAAAATCTGGGAAATAATGTCTGAAGTAACTGGTCGTATTAAAGAGATTATTGATTCCTACATCGAGCGCGATGGTGGACAGTATGTTGATACGGGCATTGTTGCCAGTCATATTGCACAGATGAAACTCTTTGGCATTCGCCAAGGTGTTGAATTTTTTCCTGCACAAGATAACTTCGGTAATCAACGCAAGGACTTTATTAGTAAAGTAGTTAAATACAACAAATTAGATACACGGTTAGATTCGATTTGGGATTACTTTCTTTGCGATGGAAAAGGGCTTTTTTACATCCGGCCTACTGAGAATAATTATCGTCTCTATTTTTTCCGTAGTCATGAGTATCGCAGTTATTACAATGTCGATGGTGAATTAGAAGAAGTTGTAATCATCTATAGCTATAAAGTCAAGACTGGTAAAGCCAATATGTACCAGGACATGGGCCTTGGTGGCCTTGATTCATTACAAGGTACAAAACCAGGAGATACTCCAGGCCAAAAACGTTATATCCGTTTATCGATTAAAGCATCCACCATTGAAGAGACTCATTCAGAAGGTGAGATGTCTTTTGATAATGTCAATGCAGTAATGCCAGGGAAAACAAAGAAGTTTCCTAATCAACTACGCTTTATTCCTTGCGTTGAGATCTTTAATAATCCCAAGGGATTCACCATGGATGGCAGCGGTGAATTTGATCAGATGGCAAATCATATTGTTGCTCATGATGATCTTGTTCGCAACATGAAGAAGAACTTACAGTTCTTTGGTAACCCTACGTTGCTATCGTCCAGACCTAAGACAGATCTAATGGAGCCTGGTAATTCTGAGTCTGGTCCGCAACGACCATCGATTGCAGCAAACTCAGGTTTCACAAGTATGGCTTCGATGAGCCGATCTACTTTTAAACAAGATCCTATTACTCGTGGACTAGATGGTCAGATGCGTGTGCCACGGGTCATTGCTAACCTTGAACCGAATGATCGTGTTGGTTACATTGTTCCAGATGCTATCTCTGGTGACCAAAATGCTTTCGTACGTCAGTTCAGAGAAGAGATCTTAACCTCCTTAGGTGGTGTAGACGAACTCTCTATTTCCGCTGGTGTGACTGCAACTGAGTACAAATCACTATTCGGACGTGTTGCAGCAACTAGCAAAAAGAAAGCTAATTCTATTTACACACATGGTATCTGCCGTTGTTTAGAACTTATTATTTATCAAGAAGAACAGCTGTTTAAAGATACGTTAGCTGCAGCTGCAAAATTTGAAAAGCCTGTGCCGCCATCGGAGAATGCAGGTCCAGAAGAAGAGCAGCTATATCAACAAGCAATGGTTCAATATGAAGCAATGCTCAAGAAGTTGTTGATGGCTTGCGTGGAAGCAAAGATGATTCCCCCTGGTGTTAAAGGACTGATTCCCGATGGTGATATTACAATGCAGTGGCGTTGGTTAGGCCCTGTTTATGAAGAATCAACGCAAGATATTTTAAACAATTCAATTGTTGTACGTAACCTACAA